AACAAAAGCAAAAGCAACTAGAATTAGAAAAACAAAAGCAACTAGAATTAGAAAAACAAAAGCAAAATCAACTAGAATTAGAAAAACAAAAGCAAAAGCAACTAAAACTAAAGCAAGATGCTACAAATAGAATTAATGAACTAAGAAAAATGAGAATTAGAGAAGAAAATGATAAGTTAAATAATCAGACAAAGAATAGTAAATCAAGACAAAGAAAATCTAAGGTTTCTTTTGATTTACCTAAAAAGAAATCTTTGAAACAAAATAATATTCAACAATATTTTAATAATAAAGACCAAAACAAAAAAACTAGTAAAGATTTAGATATTATAAATAAACAAAGATTACTTGAAACAAAAAATGCTAAAAAGTCAAAAAAGAAAAATAAATTACTTGAAATAATAAAATTATTAAATTCAAATAGATTTGATAATAAAAAGGTATTTATTATTTTAGAAAGACTAAATAAAGATTTTATTATTGATATATTATTAGCAATAAAACTAATAAGAAAAAGAAGTAGAGCTCCTAAAAAATTGTTAAAAAATTTATTGTTTGCTTATATAACTTCAAATATTGTTGTAACTAAATGTTAATTACTTTGTTGAACAAAATTAAAAACTATGAATATTTAATAAATTTTCTAGAATATAAACGGAAAATCGGTTTTTTAACACCACTACTTTTTTTTTTTAATGATTTTTTAAATTGTTTTTTCCTTAAAATTCTCTTTTTTCTAGAATACATAATATTTTACAATATTAAAAAAAAAAAAAATATAAATAATACCTAATTTTTAATTTTGCATTTTGAATTTAAAATATTGAATTTAAATTATTGAATTTAAAATATTGAATTTAAATTATTGAATTTAAAATATTGAATTTAAAATATTGAATTCCAAATAAATAATAAACTAATTAGCGAATTTAACAGCACCAACACCATTTTTAATCAATAAAATATTATATGATATAATATAAATATATGCTAAATAATTATATTCATTTAATGAAGAACTATTTTTCTTCAAATATAAATTTCCCTTTCCAATATTTGCCAAGTTAATACATCCAGAAGGCTGGTATTCATTGGGATTTATTGAAAAACTATACACATAAATACCTTCTTTACAATTTGTCTTAAAATAATCATTTATTTGTTGTCTATCAAAATATTCGGCAACCTTGTCAATCCTATTTGTACCATCAAATTCTATACGTGCATTTGTAAGAATATGTTTCTTTAAATAATCTAATTTAAAATTGGAGTTATCACTATCTATATTATAAAACATATCTTTGGAATCAGTTAAATTATAATACATTGTTTCGTACGAATATTGATGAGAATAAGGTGGTATATCCTCAATAACCCAATTAGAATAATTATTGTATTCATTTATTTTAACCATATCATCTCTTTTAATAACCCAAGTAATATATTTAACAGGATTTAAAGCTGGGATAAGTTTACATGCGGTTTCTTCTGTACTTTGAAGTATTTTTTTACCAGATTGTTCTGTTAAAAATGGTTGTGTAATTAAATATTCATGATCATAAATAGCGAAACGTGTTCTTTCTTCTTCATCTAAAAATATATATTCTGCTTCTAATTTTGGGTTTATATTCATATTATAATTATTTGTAAATTGTTCTATTTTTTGGTATGATTCGCTACCAGGTTTAATACGTTTACCAAAGGAATTGGTATTAGCAGAATTTACATCAATAATTGTATATAAATCTCTAAAACCTCTCAATTCAATTTCAAGATTTAATATAGAATATTGCATAGCAATTAAAGGAAGTGCCAATCCAGTATTTTCACAAAACCAAAATGGTAATGGAACTCTAATTTTTCTTCCAATAATTGAAGGTATAGCGTTATCATAATCAAAATTACTTGAAGATGTTGAAACAATCTTAGAATGATGATTTCTCCATTTATTTGATTGATTTGTTGAAGAATCCGATATTGTTATATGAGGATAATTTCCATTATTTCCTGGAGCATTTTTGGGGTCATATAATTCCTTAACATGACCAATATTTCTATTATATATTTCTTTACTACTATCACTTAATGTTAATTCTTTCCAAATATTAACATAATCAAAATATAATTTATTAATTTCTTGATCATTTATTTTTAAACAAACATAATTAAATATATTTGTTCCAATATTCTTTATCCACTGAAATTCGTAATTTTCTGTTATATCATTATTTGTATAATTACCAGAATATATATGTGGTAATTCAAATGTAAAATAAATATTTTTAAGCAAATCACCATTTCTAGGAATATCACAATTTATAGTAATATTACTATCATAATTTAATGTATTTCGGGTAAATTCATTAATTTCTTTATTTTCAATAGCAAATCTTGAATACTTCCTATAAACAACTTTAAAAAAGGAAATTTGTGGGTTAACTTCAAGGTAATTATTTTTAAAACTAGTATTATAATTCTTTATTTGATATAATGCGCCTGCACCAGTTACACCAGTCATATATTATATATTTATTTATTTATTAATGAATATTTACTTATATTAATTTATTGAATATAAAATAACAATAAAAATAAAAATTTAATGAAAAATTTAGTGAAAAATAAGTAATATTACATTGTTAATTTTTAAAATAAAAATAGTTAAGAATTATATATGTTAATAAACATTATTAGAGGAATACTAATATTTCTTTTTATATTTTCATTTTTATATTTCAATGTAAATCCAAAAATTAATACATTATATAAACACGAACAAAATGATTATATATTTGATAATATGATACCTTATATTTTTGTTACAAAAAATTCATTTGAAACTAAAAAATTTTATGATTTTGAATACCCTATAGTTTTAAAACCATCTAAATGTGAAGGATTATCAAATGATGTTAAAGTTGCTGAATCACCAGAACAAGCCATTAAACATTTTAATGATATTGGAGATAAAAATATAATTATTCAAAAATATTCAAAGTTACCATTAGAAGGTACAATTATATTTGATAGAAACCCTATGACAAATAATATTCATATAGAAGTAACAAGTAGATTTATGGATAATCCTAAAAAGGAAAAATACCCTATATACAAATTTGGTGGTATAAATACTAAACAAATTAAATATAATATAACCCCTAAATTACGAGATAATATTATTAAAATGTCAAATAAAATACCAGATTTTAATTTTGGAAGATACGATATAAAATATGAAAGTAAAGAAAAACTTGAAAATGGAGAATTTGAAGTTATCGAAATTAACAATGTATTTTGTGCTGATACCAGATTTAATTTTGCATATGATAGTAGTTTAATTTATGTGTTATATTCTGTATTTTTAAGACTATTTTATGGATATTTAAATATTTTAATGGGAAAAAGAATAAGTTTTTATGACTACACAAAAATATTAATTTACGATATTGATAAAGTATTTACTTGTAATATTCTAAGAGATGGTTTAAGGTTTTGTTCTGATTTAAATAAAATTTCTGTTTAATTTTTTATATTTACTTAATGATATTTACTATTACTTATGATAAATAAATTTACTTCTGATAAATAAATTTACTTGCAAATAAATAATTTACTTGTAAATAAATAATTTACTTTCAAATAAATAAAAATTGAAAAGAAAATTAAAATTATTTAAGTTTATACATCATGTTTTTAAATAGTGACCAACAATCTGCCTTTCAAATAATCAAGGAATTCCTTGGTTCAAGAAATAAAGTATTTGTTTTAACTGGTGCTGCTGGTACTGGTAAAACAACTGTTATTTCAAAGATTTTTAATTCTCCCGAATATAGTGGTAAGAAAATTGTATTGGCTGCTACAACTAATAAAGCTGTATCTGTTATTGAACAAATGTTTAATGTAGAATATCACGAAAATATTGATTTTCATACTATTCATAAAATTTGTAATATTAAACGTTCTATTGACCATGATGGTAATGAACAATACAATTTTGATGAAACCCCAGAATGTTCTAAAAACAAAAAGAATATTAGCAATTATGACATTATTGTAGTAGATGAAGCTTCTATGATCAGTTTAAGTATGCTAAAATATATTACATCTATAAAACATAAAATCTGTGGAAAAATTATTCTTGTTGGTGATGTATACCAATTACCACCAGTTAATGAAAGTAGTAGTCGTGCGTTTGATTTCGAATTTTTCGACAATTCCTTTATGCTAAACAAGATAATGAGGTTTGATAGTCACATTTTAGAGTTTTCAATAAGGATTAGAGATTGTATTGATACTAGAAAACCAATTTCAATTAAAAATATTGGAGACTCAACATTTCAAATTATGAAAGATGAAAATAACTGGAAAGACGAGTATTTGAAAGAATTTAGTTATGACAATACATTTCTAGCATATACTAATAAAATGTGCTATGATATTAACAATTATATAAGGCGTAAATATTTTAAGAACGATCATTTACCTGAATATATTGAAGAAGAGCTTATAGTATTTAATAATTATTATAATTCTATAATTGAGCTTGGAGAAACCAATTTGGATCCTGTAAAGTTTTATACATCAAATATTGGGAAAATTCTAAAATGTATTTCAACTAATTATGATATACCTAATTTTCCACTTGTTTGTCTTTTCAATCTAAAAAAGGAAATTAAGGAAACACATAAAATAAAAAAGAAGACTGGTACATTGTCAAATAGTGAAGAACCATGCCCTATTTGTTTTGAACCTATAAATAGTGTTGATAATATAATAGAAACTGATTGTAACCATGTATTTTGTGAAAATTGTATAAAACTTTGGTTAGAAGAGCATAAGTTGTGTCCTTATTGTAGAATGAATATTACAGATGAAAAAATTGTTATAAATAATGATGCAATACTAACAATGAAGATTAATAATTTATTTGACCTATTGAATAATAATAAAATCAAAATTTGGAAACTTTTGGTAAAAACTAAAAACGGCGAAGGTAATGTATATGTTATTAAAAAGGAACAGCGAAAAGATTTTGAACTACTAAAAGATAATATTAAAAAGGGTATTATCGATTTGAAGAACTATATTTATAAGAATATGATGAAACAAGATAATAGATTTATTCTAAAGAGGATTTGGGAATACTATTATTGTAACTATATTGATATTTTCGCAGATATTAGTTATGGTTATTGTATTACAGTCCATAAATCACAAGGTTCTACCTATAAAAATGTATTTATTCATGCTAAAAATATTTTGGAGTATAACAGAAAAGATTATATTAATTATAAATGTCTATATACAGCTATTACAAGAGCATCAAATAAGGTATTTATGTTGGTGTAAACCCAATATCAATTAAATAAAAAAATAGTTAATCAGTTAATCATATATAACTAAATTAAAAGAAAAATAATTTTTTTTATTCTTTGAATAATATATGTCATATAGAACCCGTGAAGATTCTAAAAAAAGTGGTCTTGATTTGAAAAAAGAAGTTCTTAATAAATTATTTAGTTTATATTTAGAAAAAAGAAAGAAAATAGATGATGAAACAATTACAAAAATGTTTTTGGATACTACAAATGGGACAACAATTAAAGATAAAAAATTAATATTTGATGAAGATAAAAAATATGACTTATTACAAGGTTTATTTAATAAAGAAACTGAACATAGATTTAGAAATATGTTCAAAATAAGATTAAGTGATTTTATTAGTTTATTTCTTGGTATTGATATACCACAACAAAGCATTTCTGAACTATGTGAACAAACTTCAAAAGAATATGCATCTATAAGAAGTGATATTTTAAAAAGAAAAGATTCAACTAAAAAAGAGAAAGATGTAGAAGATTCTTTTAATTTTTGTTTAATGAATACTAATCATATGTTTACACAAGAATTATTAGAATATAAGCAAGCATTTAATCAAGTAAATGATGAAAGAGTAAGTAAAGGTCAAAAGAAATTAAAACAATCATTTTATTTACCAGAATGGGTCAATATAGCATTTAAACTTCCAAAATCAACACAAAATTGGAATTTAAATATGCTTGGTACAAAAGATTTATCTAAACAAGTCAACTCATTTATTGTTAAATATAATAAAAGAGATGGTGAAATACCACCTTATTTTGAATTTTTAGATAACGATAATCCATTTAATAATAATTTAAATACTAACTTAAATAGCTTAAATAACTTAAATAATAGTCAAAATTCAAATTCAAATTTAAATTCAAATCTAAATCTTAATGGAGGTTATATTTTGCGTAAAAAAAGAAACTATAAAAAAAAACTAAGCAAAAAGATCAAAAATACTTACGCAAAGAAAAAATCTAAAAAACAAAATAGAAAATAAAAATTTATTATATTGTATAGATTTGTGATAAACTAAAAGCTTTAAGATTTAAGCTTTTATTTATATACAAAATTTAGTATTTTTATTGTTTTATTATTATATAATTTAAATTTTATAATATGTTTTTCGGAAAGACAATCTTATATAAATTGATTTGGATTTAAAAAAATTATTTGTTTAATAAATTGATTTAAAAATAAAATTTTTTAATATTAATAGTATAATGACATTCAAAGAAGAATTTTCATTTGATATTTGTGATACTAATAGAGCACTACCAGGAAGTATTATAGCAATACAATATTATAGTTACTTTAATGTTATAAAGGAGTTTGACAACTATAATCATAGTATTTATAAAATAAGATGTACAATTGAAAGAGACTTCTATTTAAATAGTTATGTATTTTATTTGAAATATAATAAAGAGTTAAACTATTATATTCTCAATGATATTAGAGGTAATACAGTTGATAATATTTATGATATGGAAGATGATTATAGTATAATTGAAGAACCAATAATGAATATTGTTTTAATAAATATTTGTGGTCATGTTCCTAAATTATATTTTGGTGATAAATTTAATACTATTTACTATAAAATTAACAAGAATATCAATAATGAGTTTTATAAAATTAGTAAAAAGTTTAAAAAGGAAATAAAATATTTGGAATATTTTTTAAGTAGAACTATTACTTTAGAAGACATTAAAAAAAATAATAGAATTCTTTACGAGAAAATACAAAGAAAATTCGTTGAACTGTTTTTTAAACTTGACAATAAACATTATAATATAAATAATATATGTTATGGAATTAAAACATTAAATTTTGATGATGTATCATTAAATGAAAATTATAATTTTAAGATTGCGAAAAAAAATTTAAAAATAAATAAAATTAATTATTTATATTAGTATGTCATTTATTGACAATTTAAAAAATATAGAGGTTAAGATTTACAAAAATATAATAAAAAATGTTGAAAAGATTAAAAATGGATACTTGGTTATAAAATATGAAATCAATGATCATGATATATATGATTGTTCAAAAATAGAATGTAGAAATGGATATAAGGGTACAATATGGGAAATCGAAAAACCTTTAAATAAAGATTTGAATGAATATAGAAAAAGTTTAAAGAGTAATGGTTTTTTATTTAATAATATTTATTTTTTTATAAATATTGATAAATTAGATATGAATAATCTAAATATATCTCAAATAGAAGTAATTTTAGTTAATAAAATTAATACTTAAAAGAAGAAAGGTATTATATGAATAATGGGAAACATTTTTTCTTATTTTTTTAACGAAAATACAAATTATGATTATGATGATAGTTTATTACAACCATTAAATAACAATGATTTAGATAATCAAATACAATATGCATCAATTATTGATGTAGAATCAATTAATAGTCAGGTTGGTATTTTAGAGCAAACAACACAAAATAGCTTACGTAATATTTCAAAAGATGTAAAATACTTATTTGAAGAAGTTAGAGAAATAAAAGAATATTTAGTAAGCATTAATCCATCTTTAACATTCGATAATGATAATACATTATCTAATGATAATACATTATCTAATGATAATACATTATCTAATGATAATACATTATCTAATGATAATACATCATCTAATGATAATACATCATCTAATGATAATACATCATCTAATGATAATACACCATCTAATGATAATACACCATCTAATGATAATACACCATCTAATGATAATACATTATCTAATGATAATACATTATCTAATGATAATACATTATCTAATGATAATACATTATCTAATGATAATTATTCAATTTATGTTGATGCCAAATCAAGTATTTCTGAAAATCAAAAATCAAATGTAAATAGTAATACAAATGTTAGTAATAGTCAGAAAAATATAAGAAGTGTAAGTTTTAATGAAAAACTACAAGTATCTTATTTAAATAATGGTACAGAAAACACAAATGATTTTTTTGAAGATGATTAAAATTATTTTTATTATTTTTTATTATTTATTCTAAAGCAAGCCTCTACAGTATGCTTAAGTAACATTGCTATGGTCATAGGTCCTACACCCCCAGGAACAGGTGTAATCATTTTTACTTTATCTATTACATCATTAAAGTCGACATCACCAACAATTACATATCCTTTTTCGTTATCACATTGAATTTTATTTATACCAACATCAATAATAACACATTCGTTTTTTATATAATCTTTTGTTATTAAATTTGGTCTTCCACAAGCTGCTACTAATATGTCAGCTTTTTTTGTAAGCTCTTTTAAATTTTGTGTTTTACTATGACATATAGTAACAGTTGCATTATTATGTAAAAATAAAAGAGATAATGGCATACCAACAATATTACTTCTTCCTAAAATAACAACATTTTTTCCTTCAATTTGGATACTATATCTTTTCAATAGTTCAATACAACCAGTAGGTGTACAAGGTGCAAAATAGTTGTTTAATCTATTTAATGCTAAATTTCCTATATTTTGAACATGGAAGCCATCGACATCTTTTTCTAATAAAACTCTTGATAAAACATTTTGTTCATTAATGTGTTTTGGGAGTGGAAGTTGTATTAAAATTCCATGTATTTCATTATTTTTATTCATTTTCTCGACTTCATTTATTACATCATTTTCACTTACGTTTTCTGGTAATGTTACATCGAAGTTTTTTATTCCAATTTTAGCACATGCTTTTTTCTTCATATTAACATATATTTTAGAATCAGGACGATTCCCAACTAAAATAATTCCTAATCCAGGATTTATATTTTCAATTATTATTCTTTCACTTAACTCTTCTTTAATAATATTAGATACATCTTTACCATCTATAATATTCATTTTGTATAAATATTTTTATTTAACTTTAAATTAAATTTAATTTTAAAAAAAATAAATTAATCTTTGAAATATTGGATAGTAATATAAAATATGGAATATTATATATAAAATAAGAATAATTAATCATACCACCATGTATCATCTAAATAAGGTGGTTTATCACCTCCATCAATACAACTTTCTTTTGATGGACCTTGTCTTGTTATTGATTCAACTTCTTGATATGATAATGCCTTTCTAAAGTACTGCATTTTGCATAAATATCCTTCAAATCCACCAAAAAGATTTAACCATAAATCCCCAAAATTTTGTTTTGGAGTACTTGTAAATTCATGTCTCTTCTTAAGTCTTCCATTAATATAAATGTCTAAATATTTATGATTTAAGGAAATTACCATATGAACCCATCTTCTTAATGGAACATTGTCAATATCAACATATTCTAATATATTATCTAATGTATTCATATAAACTCTTATTGAATTTTTATCAGGATGTATGAAAACACCTGGTGCTCTATTTGGATGTGATGTTTTATTACCTTTGTGGAACATATGCTTCCATTCACCAAATTTATATTCCATATTTTCAATTACAAACCATACACTATATGAAAATTCTATACCACTTTTATCATCTGATCTATAAAGCATAATTGAATTTCTATTTGATGGATCTTGTGAAATAATCATACTATTTTTGGCATTTTTACTTGCCTCTAAAATCATTGGTTTATCATGTTTTGTTCTTAAACTACTAAGTACTGCTTTTCTAATAATATTCATTAAAACAATTGTTACAATTATTACTGCTACAACAATGAGCACTTGTAAAATAATTGGATTTGATTTTAATTTATTCATATAATATTATGTTATAAATTATTTATATTAAAAAAAATATTAATCAATAAATCTACTATTATAAATAATAAAATTATAAATTCAATTATTTTAATGTTGGTCCATTTTTATATATTCTCATGATTTCACCTGTTGGTAATGCCTTATTAGAATATTTTAAGTTAGATAAATAGCCATTATATCCACCATCTTTACAAATATATAAATCACCTTTATTTATAATTGGGAAACCACTTAATATACAACTCTTGTGCAAGGTTCCATCCAAAAATATATCTAATACATTACTTCTTAAACTTATATTTACATTTACCCATTTTTGTAATGGGAAATTTTCAATATCACATGTTTCAGACTCAATAACTTCACCACATGCTTGTGCTGTTCTATTACAGTCTTGTTTGGATTCATATGTTGTTTCTAAACCAATAAGAACTCTAAATGTATTAACATTATTTAAAAGCCATACACTTGGATTACATTTTGTATTTACATTATCTTCTGGAGAACCATTATTTAAAGCACCAATAACATCTCCTTTATATAAAATACATTTGTCTTCATCTTTTCTGTAGACATAGTCATTTACATATACCCACATGTTAATATTATATTCATTTCCTTGTGATGATTCTGGAATTGAACCATAATTAATTCTCTTATCAATTGAAGCATCATGTATTAAAGGAATGAAATTTTTATTTACAATTTGTGACTTTCTATTTGTTTTATAGTGTTTGTAAATAAAATATCCAGCTACAGCTAATACTATAGCTAAAATGATTACACCAACAATAATAATTGTTGATGAAGAACCTGATGATGCTGGGGTTGATTTTGATGAAGACCTTGGAGTATTGTTATTATTATTAAATAAATTGTTATTATTTGAATTGTTATTATTTGAATTGTTATTATTTGAATTATTATTATTTGAATTGTTATTAGAATTGTTATTATTTGAATTGTTATTAGAATTGTTATTATTTGAATTGTTATTAGAATTGTTATTATTTGAATTGTTATTACCTAATAATGAGTTTAAATTCAAATTATTATTGTTTCTATTTCCTCTATTATTTCCTCTATTATTTCCTCTATTATTTCCACCTGGTTTTGAACCTTTGTTGGAATTATTATTATTTGCCATTTGAAATATTATTAGAAAAAAAATATTATTTATTTATTAAATTAAGTATATTTGAAGATTCAGTTTCATCTTTTTCTAAATATTGTTTATAATTCATTAAAAGTTTTGGTAAATTTCTCTCTCTTTTATTATACAATTTAATAACATCTTCCTTTGTTAAATTATAGTTGTAATAATCAATAAATCCCAAATATCCAAAAAAATTCTCTTTGTTTTTTCCAATACTCATCATTTTTTTTGAAATCCACGGTACATTATCAATTACTTTTGTCATTACTAATAATTTATTCTTAAATACTTCAACTGTTCTATTATTTACAACAACTATAAAATTATTCCATTTTTGTGATTCATATAAATCAAAATCAAAATTGTAATAATCTAACGCTCCTTCGTCATCCTTGTAACCTATTTCAATCCTTATTGTATTTGGAAAAACAAACAAAACATTGGGGCTACCTTCTTTAAAAATAATTGTTTTGGGTGTTTCAGTTGTTGTATCCCAAGATGCATTCCTGGGAATATTATTTGTTTTAATCCAAAAAGATAAACTATATTTATTACCAAATAAAGATTCTTTAAAGTTTTCATTACCAATTAATCTTTGTTTACTATCATAAAATAAATCATAGTCATTCATAATAACCTTATGTCCACTATCTCTATTAAAAATTATATATAATATTATAGCAATTACTATTAATGCTATAATTCCAATTATTAATTTTTTATTCATATAATATTATTAATTATTTAATTTAATATAAGTAAGTATTTAATTTACTATTTATTTTAAAACTAATTTAACAATGTTGAAATCATTTCTTCAAACTAATTTAACTAAAAAATGTTGAAATCATT